CCAAACACTAACACTTGCTCGTGACCGTGCGTTTACGAAGTCTATTGACCGCCGTAACCGTGACGAATCAATGGGTGTAACAGAAGCTGGTAAGTTCCTAGCTCGTCAACTCGACGAAGTGATTACTCCAGAAATTGACGTTTACCGATTGGCTGCACTTGGTACAGCTGCATCTGTTGGTGCAACTACCGGTGCGACAACTGCTGCAAACGCATACTCAAACTTCCTCGCAGCTCAAACTGTGATTACTGACAAGAAGGTTCCCCTTACTGGCCGTATCGCATTTATGACTGCTCAGTACTACGCATTCTTGAAACAAAGCAACTTCGTGCTTGATTCAGAAGATGCAATGGGTTCACGTCACTCAGGTAACTACGGTACTGTTGACGGAACAACTATCCAAGTTGTTCCAAGCTCATACATGCCTACTAACGTTGACTTAATCATTACTCACCCAGTAGCAATGGTTAGCCCAATGGTGCTTGAAAGCTACAAGACACACGTCGATGCCCCTGGTATCAACGGTTGGCTCGTAGAAGGTCGTGTAGTATACGATGCATTTGTATTGACTGCAAAAGCTGACGCAATTGCTAAGCACTCAATCGCCTAATAACTAAGTAACCAAGGAGAAGATTATGGCAGATAACGTACCATACGCAGACATCAAAGAAGATGCTGAACGACTTACAAAAGCTCGTTTGGCTGCACAAAACAACAACATTACTGAGAACGACCTAAAAATCGAACCAGTACTGCAAGCTGTTACCCCTAACGACGCAGAAGCGAAGAAAGCCAATACTGGCGGTATCGACGTTGCTGGTTCACCTGATTCATTCAGTGGCCCTGTATCTGACGGTTTTAACGACGGTGCAGTCGAAGAAGCATCAACTGCTTCAGTTTCTACAAAAGCTAGCAAAACAGCTAAGTAGTTAAATGGGAGGTGGGGCTCCCTTCTAAGATTTATAAAGGATTATAATGGCGTCTAAACTCACTAAGAAAAATGCACTAATTTGTGGCGATGACCGCAGTTTACTTGTGACATTTCCTATGGACATTACAGGCTATGATGTTTTTTTCACCGTAAAGGATGTTAATAACTTAACAACTGATACTGATGAGGATGCCGTGATTGCTAAAGATACCTCCAATGGGGTCACTATCCTTAGTACTGTCGCTACGATTACACTCAGTAATACTGACACTCGAGTTACTCCTGGACAGTATGTATATGACATCCAAGCTGTATCACCAGCAGGGAAAGTCTCAAGCACCAAGAAACAAGACATCGAGTTTGTCTCAGATGTTACAAAGGATATATAATGCAGCCAATTGATGTGAACGTTGACCTCGACCAAGCCTTAACGGTTGATATTCAATTGGCTGCTCCCATATCTGTACCAATTACATTAGCGCCTGACGTTATTATTGACGTAGACGTTGTTGCAGCTGGTCCAGCAGGTGAACCAGGCGTAGGAGTACCGATAGGTGGTACTCCTGGACAAGTCTTAGCAAAGATTAGTGGTGTCGATTATAACACCGAATGGGTAGACCAAGCAGCGGGGGGCGATTTAGTTAATAGTGTGAATGGTCAAACTGGTACAGTAGTAGTAACTAAAACAGATGTGGGGCTTTCAAATGTGGATAATACTTCAGATGCTAACAAACCTATATCTACACTTACCCAGACGGCACTGAATACGAAAGAACCTACGATTACTGCTGGGACAACGGCTCAATACTACCGAGGTGATAAGACATTCCAAACACTTAACCAAGATGTAGTGCCCGATGGAACAACCAATAAAGTATATAGTGCTGCTGATAAAACGAGACTTGCCAATACCTCTGGGACTAATACAGGCGACCAAACCACCGTTACCGGTAACGCGGGAACAGCGACAACACTACAAACAGCCCGCACTATTGGGATACAAACTGGTGATGTGACAAGTGCAGGTTCAACCTTTAATGGTTCGGCTAACAATACGAATGCTACCGTTCTTGCTACCGTAAACTCTAACGTGGGGACCTTCGGTTCTGCTACCCAAGTACCTGTCTACACAGTCAATGCGAAAGGTTTAACCACAGCCTCAGCGAATACTTCTATCCAAATCGCTGAAAGCCAAGTCACTAACTTAGTAGCCGACCTCGCGAGTAAGGAAGTTCCATTAACTTTCTCAACAGGCCTTACACGCTCTACAAACACTGTCACAGTAAATACCAGTCAGAATATAAGTACTCTGTCCAACCTGACCTCTAACGGCCTTATAAAGACGTCAGGGGGCACGGGAGCATTATCGATTGCAACGGCGGGGACAGATTACCAAGCACCGCTTTCGCTTACGACCACAGGCACCAGTGGGGCAGCTACCTTAATAGGCGCTACGTTAAACATTCCAAATTATGCTGGTGGAGGCGGAAGTGTGGGTATTACTCGGTCCGTTGTCGTTACCTCTGGGAATATAACAGCTGGTTCAACGGCACTCGTCGATTATGTCTATCTTATCGCAGGAGCACACACTGTTACCCTCCCGACTGCAGTCGGAAATACAAATCGCTATACATTAAAGAATAACCACACATCGTCGGTAGCCCTTGCCTTTACAGGAGCTGAAACTGCAGACGGCGGCGGTATAACCCTCGCCCCGTTCAGTTCGGTAGATTTAATAAGCACCAATGCAAACTGGTCGATAATTTAAGGAGAACATCATGGCATATAATCAAACAAATATCAATGGACAGGCAACAATGGCTAACAGTAGCCCTGTTGTTATTGCTTCTAATCAATCAACAGTCCCAACAAAACTAGCAACCGATATTGCCCCGACTACAGGCAATATAACCACCACAACAACCACTATTACCGCCACAAACCTCTCTGGTGCTGGTGCTGCAACTATTCAAATATCGGGTACTCATGTCGGCGTAAACGTAACATTTGAAGTTACGATAGACGGTACAATATGGGTGCCAATCTTCGCACAGCAAGCTCTTACAGCAACACCTACGCAGGTATCAACAACTGGTGTCCTGACAACAAACTCGACCAACGTTTGGAATATTGCTCCACTGTTTGGTCAACAACAACTCCGTGTTCGTGCGACAGCGTGGACATCTGGTTCGGCTGCAGTGATTATTGAACCATCGGCTCAATTCTCTCAGCAAGTAGTGAACGTCGCTACAATGCCAACAACAACCATTACAGGCACAGTAGCCACTACACAATCTACAAGCCCATGGGTAACCCGTGAAGCAGTTGCTGCTACTCCAACAGTTGTTCAAGTAACTCCTTCTGCAACAAGTGTAACTATCAAAGCTTCTAACGCTAACCGTAAGTCTCTCATTCTTTATAACGGTGGAACATCAGACTGCTACGTTGTATATGGAGCTACTTCAACTTTGACAGCATTTACCTTCGTTCTTCCTTCACTCGGTACAACCACTATACGTGGTGAAGAGTATTCAGGTGTAGTAGCTGGTATATGGACAGCGGCTGGCGGTAATTCAATGCAAGTAACGGAAACAGCGTAGGAGATATAACATGCCGAATATTAACTCACCAACACCAGACGCAACTACTGCCACTAAAGGTAAGATTCAACTTGCCGGGGGCTTAAGCGGAACAGCGGCTTTACCGGTTATTAACTACGTTAATGCTAATCACGACCACACAAACGCAGCTAATGGTGGCCTTATCCCCGGAGCAGCACTTACTACAAGCGCAATTACACTAGCGTCAGTATCAACCGCTACAAGTCAGACTGGCATTACATCAGCTAACGTAATTATTACAGGGCTTACTGCGACAGTTACTAACCCAACAGGTGGACGGACAGTTCGAATTGAAGTACTTATGCCTAGTATGACTTCGACGAATATTTGTACTTGGAAATTAGCAATCTACAACTCAGCAACCGTAACTGGTTCACCTATCCATACTCATGTATTTCTTCAACCACTTGCCGGGGTTAATGTAAGTGGTTATACATTTTGGGAAGGTAGCGTTGCGGCAGGTTCTCAAAGCTTTTGTGCTGCAATAGCCGCCGATACAGGAACCGGTGCAACTACCCTAACAAGTACGCAAAAAGCATTCCTAACCGTAAAAGTTCAATAGGAGAAACTATGCCAGATATATCACCATCAAATACACCACTTAATGCACTCACTACTGATATGTTGAGTGACTCTGTGCCCATGGTCGACGACCCTAACAAAGTTCCCACCTCGCGGGCAGTACGAGAGACCGACCAAAACCTGTTTGCGCAAGTTGCCAAAAAGACTTCTATTCGCTACTGCGATAACGGCGTGTTTAAAAACGGTACTCCAAATACGGGAGACATTATTGTCTTTACTGATTCGGTGACAACCTCCGGAGGCAGCGCCACCTTCTACGCTACCGCGGACCACACGGCATCTGGTACCGCGCTATGTACGTATATTTCAGCAGATTCTTTCCAGCCGAATTACCGGGATTCTACGGGCATCTACTTACCAGGAGCTGTAACAGTTTCAGGTGACTTTAAATCTATTGCACAATCCTTCGCTAAACAAACCTTTACGGGTATTACCATTCTGACGAGTGTCAACGTACTGGGTTCAACGACAAATACAGCAATCCCAAATGGTGTCGTCGTGAAGGCCGGCTTCTGGGGCATTGCTGCCTAATGGCCACTGACAAGGAGTTCATCGTCAATAAGAAATTCTTTCTTGGCTTCATTACTATACAAGTTATACTGCTCGCTATATTTGCTTACGTAATACTGAGTCCTAAAACGGTGACCGTCCGAGTTGAAAAGTTAGAACATGCCTTCAGTACGAAAGAAGTGCTTGAGATTATTCCCCCTAGTCTCTAGCATAACTACTTTACTCACCGTATACTGAACACATCGTAGACCATACTAACTAGGTGGTCGTATCTAACTCCTTGTGGAACGAATTAAAATTTATTACAGGAGAATATTTATGGGATTTTTTGGCGATTTAGTCGATAACGTAGGAACAGCTTTAAACCTACCAGAGTTTGGTTTTTCCGAAGGAGCCAATGGTGGCTCAAGTGTTAATACAGGACGCATTCCCGCAACGGTAAGCCCCCTTATTAACTCAGCAGGCAGTAAAGGTGTACAAGCAGCCAACAACGCCTACGCAACGAAGAACCCGATACCGGGTACCTTTTTAAACCCTTCATACAGTCCGTACGTCTCTGCAGCCCCACAAGGTGGTGTCTTAGGGGCATCGACTGGTGGGGCAACTGCAGGCCGTACTGCCGGAGGCGGAACCTCTGCGGCATCATATGACCCAGCTGCTCTGGCTTACTATAATGACCAGGAGACATTGGCTCGACAAGCTCTCGACCGTCTGAGCGCACAGCGTGGTATTGGCCTCGGTAACGTCCAGAACTCGTACCAGAGTGCGTTGAATCAATTACTTGGTTCGAACGCTCAGGCAGAACGCGATGCTGGTTTAACGAAGCAACGTACTATTGATGACAACGTTACTGCTCGTTCGAACGTTGACCAAACGGTTGCCCGTCAAGCCCAAGGTTTACGACGCCTCCTTGGTAACTCATCGAGTGCTGCTCAATACGCTGCTCCGCTTGCAGTTGCTCAACAAGGTAATAAACAACAAGGTGCTATTCAAACATCATTTGGCCGTAACCTTCAAAACATTGATATTGCTGATGAAGACCGTAAGAAAGCCTTTGGTTCAGCACAAGAAGACCTTGGCAACCAACGCCGTCAATCAGAGAACCAACTTAATGCTGGTCTATTACAAAGTGAAGCACAGATTAACGAACAACTATCTAACATCGCATTGCAACGCGCACAAGCTCGTGGACAAAACTATGCACAGGCGCGTGGACAGCTTACACCATTTAATGACCGAGTTTCTACATTACTTAGTCAGATTGACCAACTCGGTGCAAACCCAGCTATATCAGCACGTAATGTCAACTTCACCGCTCCAACCCTTGACCAATACAACGTTCAAGGCATTGATATAGCACAAGGACAAACACCAGCCCAAGCAGCTGCTGGTCAATACGCTAACTTATTAAATATTGATGAACGAAAGAAAAGGAATATCTTCTAATGGACTTTTTAGCTAACCTACGCAAGTTACTTGGTATTGACCAAGAACAACCGAGAGCAGCTGCACAACAAAGGCAGATTACTGGTGCAACACGACCAGAAGCCGGTGTCACACCTTATAGCCCTGGTGAAGGCCCTCAAACACAAGGGTTTCTACCACAACCGGCTCAACCCCGTACCTTTGTTGCGCCTACTCGACCTATTATTGGTGCTGTTGACGGTTCAATTGACCCACGATTTCAAATTCAAGGTGGCAACACTCCGTATAGTCCCGGCGAAGGTCCACGAACTATTTTTGACCAACTTCTAAGACGACGATAAAGGAGCGCCCCTAGTGGCATATACTAAAAAGCAGCGTTCAGACAAAGGCTTTGACTTCTTTGATAATAACGGTAAGAAAATTACCATTGAACAGTATACCCAAGCGACAGGGGCAAATGGTTCAGACCTCCGCAAAGAACTGGCGCGCAGTGGCGACCAAGTATCTCAAAAGATAATCACTAATGATGGTATTGGAAAGATAGGCAAGAACCTTGTTGACTTCACAAAGACAATCGGTT